CTAAAGCATTTGCAGTTGAACCTGGCACTGATGTTGAATAAGTAACTTTGTTTTTGCCATTTGCAGTTGCTTGCGCAACACCTGCTGCAGTATTTGCAGCAATTGCAGTTGCATTGGCAGTTGCTGCTGCCGCTTGAGCTGCATCTGCATCGGCTGCTGCTAATGCCGCTGCTGCTGATGCTGCAGATGCAGTTGCTTGTGCTGCTGATGCTTCGGCTGCTGCTGCCGCCGCTGCTGCTGCTGCCGCCGCTGCCGCCGCTGCTGCATCGGCAATTTCACCATCTTGAACTGAAACCCAAGCACCTGATGTATAGCGGTACATTTCATTTTTATTGTCAATATCAACCCAAAGATCACCTTCAAGCATCCCTGCCGTTGGCTCGGTTGTTTGATACCAAGTTTTGTTTTTTCCAGTTGGCAAAACATTGGTAACTGTAAAATCTCCAGTTAATGAAACTGTAATAGGGGTGTTGGTAATTTGTGGACACAATGGCATCTGATACCCCCTAGATTGTAATTGAATATGGGTTGATGGCTGAAGTTGTATAAGACATCATCCAATTGTTTTGCATAATTGAAAATGCCATTCCCTCAACTACAAGATTATATTGCTTACCTGAACGCACAACGCTTATTTGATCGCCAAGTTCAGTTGCTAGAAAATCAGGATACAAAAGGCCATAATCGGCAAGTGCCAATGCGTTAAAATCAATGCGCTCAACATAGGTCAAAGGTTGAGCCAATTTGCGTGATTCGTATAAAGCTAAATTTTGTGCATTGCTATCTGTAGCAACAGGTGCATCAAGAATAGTTTTAGCAATTCCATAAGCATTTGAACTAGGTGTGTACAAAGATGTGTATTGCTTGTAATCACCACGGGCAACAACTGCCTGATTTACAACATAATATGTACCAGGATTTGTATAAAGTTCCATATAACCAACAGTATTAGTTGCACTTGTATCAGTAAATAACAATTGGGTTGGGCGGCTAAATTTATCGGCTAACGGCACAAGAGTTGCTACACCATTGCGTGAAATATAAAAACGGCCAGCAATTGAATCAACCGCCTGATAGATAAGCGCCATACAAGAACGACCTTGAACAGTTGGTAGCATCCCAACTGTTCCATTAAGGCTAGATGAACCGCCCCATCCTGCAAGTGTCAACATTCTGCCAACGCGTGTGGCTGCGGTTTCGGCATTTGCTGGCGCTGGCAATGCTGGTGCCTGCGCATCGGCGATATAGGCAATGCCGTCAACAAAAGTCATAGTCACAGATGGTGCTTCACCCTGATCTACTCTTGTTGTTTCCAAGAATCCGTAATAAAGATTGTATGCAACGCCACCAATGGTTGCCACAATGCGCATCTGCAAGCCATCACGAAGGATGCTCACACCGCCAACAACATAAGTGCCGCTTGTGGCATCAGGGTCATAAATACCACTAAAGTTGTTAAGAAGAATGTCGGCAGTGCCGCTTTGATCGCGTTCACTCTGGCGAGTTCGACCACGGCGGATGTTTATGCTTATTACATCGCTGGTTGCAACAGTAACAAATGAGCCACTTTTTAAGAATTGGATTGTTACTTCAGGTGATGTGATGCCGTCAAAAGCCGTCATAGTATGTCAAACGCTCCAACAGTTCCAAAGCTACGGCGTGTGGTGCGTTCAATGCCATTAACAATTTTTGTTACTAAATCTTGTTCAGTAGTAACTGAACCTGCAACATTAACTATGACATTTGAACCGCTAGTTGTTTGAGAAAATCTGCCGCTACCAGTTATGATAGTTGGTGATTTTGAAAGCATCTTTTGGCGTTCTAGGTTTTTCTTCGCAGCGGCTTCATTGATCAATTTATCTTTTGTTGCTTTTGTTGCATCTTTCAAACTGGTTGTGAATTTATCAAGAGCATTAGTAACAGGTGTGTAAGGTATAACGCTGAAATCGCGGTTTTTAGTGTTACCACGCGGGCTAATACCCTTTTTACTAGCAGTTGCACCAGTGGCATTGGTACCACCGCCCTTAGCATTTTCGCCTACCATTCCATTTACTGTGTAAATGCCAAGTCCTGCCGTTGCAAGAGCTGCAGCACCTAATGCAATGCTTACACCTGATGTAGCAAATGCAGTTGCTACTGCGGCACCAATTGTTGTTGTTCGCAATAATGCCATTGCTTTTGTAATTGTTCCAATTGCAGTTACAAATGCGGCAATGCGACCAACGGCAAACATACCAGCAATAAGTACCGCCATGCCTTTTACAACGCCCATATTATTTGCGCACCAGTCTGAAAAAGCAATTGCAACTGTAAGTAACTTAAAAGCCATTTCCGCAGCAATTGCAAAGGCGGCTGCTAATTTGTCTTTGTTGGTATCAACAAATGCTTGAATTCTTGGTAAAAGTTTTGTAATTAAAACATCAGCAAATTTTTCCATAACTGGCAATAAAGCCGCGCCTAAACTTGCTTTCATATTTTCAAAAGTTGCATTGACTCGCTGAAGTTGTGCTGCAAATGTGTTGTATTCACGGCGAGACTGGCCTTGTGCTGCGGTTGTTTTTGAAAGAATAAGTGCATATGCTTCTTGTGCTTCAGCGGCTTTTAACGCATCACCCTTTAATTTGGCCAATCCCTTTGCAGCAAGGCGTGCAGTAATGTCAGACTTTCTAATTGCCACACCATATTTTTCAATTGGGTTGTATTCACCCTTAAATGTAGAACTAAGCGCTGCAACTGCATCGGCAGTTGTTCCACCGTAAGTTGCTGCTAAGTCTGCGGCAAGAATTTGTAGTGTCTTTGTGCGGTCAATAGCATCTTGTTCTTCAAGCCCTAAACCTTTAAGTTGAGTACCTAAAAGTGCTGCATAACGAGCAGCATCTGCAGTTGAAAGACCATAATCAACCATTGACTTTGAAAATGTTTTTAATTGTTCAGAGTTTGAACCAAAAACTGCATCCAATGCGCCAAACTGCTGAGATAGATCAGAGGCAGCCATAATTGCATCTTTGCTGATCTTTGCTAACGCTGCTGCTGATGCAACCGCTGCCAGTCCAAAGGCTCTTGCAGATTTCTTGGCAAATCCATCAATGTTTTTGCCAAGTTTGTTAATATCTTTTTGAGCAGCCTTTGAACCTTTGTCAGAATACTGGGTAAGTATGCGGGCTACAACTGCGCCAACTGCCATTTATTTAGCTCGCTCTCCCTGTAGGTGTTTCTGTAAATCAGTTTTTGCTTGTTCTAAAGCACGATTTACATTTGCTTCAATTCTTGCTCTATCTGAATCCACAACTCGCCATACTACACGCGAAGCTTTCTTAAATCTGTTTTCAATAGTGCGCAGGAATTGCCCACTAGATGATTGTTCAAACATCTTTTTTGTGCCTGATGCTCGCCTACCAGCAATTTCAAAAATTGCACCTGCTGCAGACTTGTTAAGCAATGCACCAGCACTGGTTGTGTAATCTTTACGAACTTTACCTTGTACTTTAGTTTTGGTGATTTTTGACTTAATTTCGCCAGCGTTCCAACCTGGCCAACCTTCACCACCGCGAGTGCGGCCTTTGGCAGCATCTGCCTTACGCCAGCCACTCATCGGTGGGTCCTCACTGATTAAACCTTTTGCATCGCGTTCAGCGCCTGCAAGTTCAGTATTGATAACTTTTGTGAAACGCTTAACGGCATCTTTGTCAAATTCTTTTAAGGCATCAATAGTTTCTTTGATGCCTGTAAGAACAATTACTTCATCCGCCATTGGCTTTAGCTCGTTCCTTCATATAGATCGTGATTGCTTCAAAGATACCTTCAGGCGCATCAAGCAAATCACTGATGGGAATACCTGTCTCAACCGCAACGGCTGCAATCGTATAAGTTAGGCTGTTGCGGTGGATTCGAAAGAACTATCACTATCCAATTCCGCAGAAACTATACTGTCCAAGAATTCAGGGCCAAAAAGTTTTACAACAACTCCATTAACCTGCATTGATTTCCACGCAAGCCAATAAATGTGTTCAATTTTCTGTTGCTCTCCCAATAACTTAGGCATACCTGCACCAAAGTTTTGCTCAAATGCAACAATAATGCGTGGGGTTAGTTTGTAAGTAACCTCATTGCCATCAGTTGTTTTTACTTTTACCGCTAATCCATCCATCTTTTCCCCCTAATTTATACGATTGATTTTGTTATATTGCCTGAAATTGGCCAAGAAACCTGAACAGTGGATAGGCTTCCCAATTCACCTGATACAGATTGCCATTCAGTAATGATTGCGTTGAATGTATATTTTGGATTGTTTGCACTTACTGCAGCATTGACTGGCCTAATTTGCATTGGAACGGATGTTCCAAGTCGCGTATTTGCCATTGAAGTACCATTGACAACCCTTTCAAGTTGATTGTCGGCATAATCTTGATTGAACTGAAAAGTTACAGAATTATCAAACACACCAGCCTGGCGCGTTCTTGATTGTGCGCCAATTTGGGTTGTGTCAATTGTATCCACGCTTGTTTTCAATTCTATCTGTGTCACAAACTCCGAAATGTCGCTGCTTGCAAATAGCACATAGGCGTTATTGAGAACAAGGCGTGGCATTTATGAAACGGCTTTTGTAATTGCGCCCGTGATTGGCCAAGTCGCAGAAATCGTTGATAGCTCGCCAACGCCACCTTGAACATTCTGCCACTCGCTGCAAACGGCAGAAAAACTAAATGAAGGGTTCGTTGCACTAGCCGCACCTGATACTGGCTTGATTACAATAGGAACTACTGTTCCAACAAGTGATGTACCAATTGCGTTAATTGTTATTTCAGGCCCTGCTGCTGCAAAATCCTGATTAAATTCTAGTGTTACAGAATTGTCTTTTAATCCTGGCAGACGGGTTTTTGCCGCTGCGCTTCCCATTCCTGTAGTTTCAACAACATCTACACTTGTTGAAAGTGTAACGCTAGTTAAAAATTGGCTGAGATCAACAGAATTTACTGTTACTGATACATCTGTTAATACTATGCGTGGCATTATTTTACTTCCTCTACTGGTTTGATTGCTGCGGTGGTTTTTAGATGTTCGCCTGCAACTAAGGCATCAATGTTGAGGCCTAGTTCAAGCAATTCTTTCTCGGTGATTGATTCACCTTTCTTTTTCGGTGTGAATACATCCGATATGACTATGTAGTTCATTTTTCTCCTTATCCCCAAACGGTGAGACGGTAACGGTATGAAAGAAACTCAATATCGCCAGCAGCGTAAGTTCCCGCTTCGGCTGATGTGACACGCAAAGTATTGCAAGCGCCACCAAGAGTTAGATCAGATTCAATTGCTGCCTTGATTGAGTAAGCCCCGCTACCTGCAAGGTATTTATCAAGTTCGTTTTGGCCTGAGCGCTCTGTAAAACGCTGCACCAAAACAACAACATCAAGGTTTGCCTGGTCAAGTCCACGGGCATTGTTCAAATCAAAAGTAAAATCTAACTGGCCAACGATGGCTGCTGGTGCAACTGGCACTGTAGGAATTAACTCATAAGTGCGCATACCCTGAATTGTCTCTAGGTTGGCTTTTAAGCCGTTTCTAACGGCACTTGGCAACATTATACGGCCAAGCCATTGTTCTTGCGTAGTGGGCGCAATAGTGCCTCAACATCGGCATCTAGCTTTGCAGCCAAGCGCACTGTTCCCAAATCTGTGTTGCCAGCAATACCAAATGGTGACTGGTTACGCAGAAACAGGCGTGCGGCTTGAATTTTTGCTGCAGTCTTTACCTCATAAGGCACTTCAGACCAGCCAAAAACACCACGAAGGCGAACAGATTGTGGCAACAATTGTGGAAAAACATAAGAACCGATTGCCAAAATGCGATTGCGTGGCCATCCACGGGAAGGGTTGTTGACAGGCTCAAACATTCTATCTGAGATATTCCAAATGGTTGAGTAGTTTTGATCAAAAAAATCATCAGTTGCAAGTTGTGTAATGCTCACAAAATCATCAACGGGGAGAATCCACCAGTTGTCAGGCGTGTAATAACGAGTTGCAGGCAATAATTCAGTGCCATCCTTGTAAAAGAAACGGCCGCAATAGTCATCAATTTGGCGTGAAGCGGTTGCAATAGCAAGTTCAAGCGCAGCATTGTCTAATGAATCTTCAAGATTCAAAGCTGCCTTTACATCGTTCAGTGTGCAATAACCGTTAGTGATCGCCACGCTTTATTCTCGTTTCTACTTTGGGAAGCATTGCGCGTTCCAGTTGTGGAACGGCGGTAGCGGTTTCCTTTGATTTTACCTTAATTCTTAAAATTCGTTTTATGCGTTCCATATATCGTGCTGCCTATCATCTAACCAGTAGCTTTTTGAGTGAGGCAGTATCGCGCCTGTGTGAACATAGATAGGGAAACCTAACGAGCGAACGCGGCGGCAAAATTGTAAATCTTCGCCAATCCATTCACCGTTAATAGGTCCATCCCAAAACCAACACCAATCTTTACCCTGATGTGGGTCGGCATCTGCCTGAATTGCCTCAAGTACGCTGCGGTGGATTAGCAAACATCCAGTGCCTGCGGCATCTACTTGGAAAACTGAATCTTTATCGTATTTATTTAATGGCAAGAAGCCTTCAGGGGCATCTTCAAAAATTGTTGGCACTGGTTGTGGGTATGGATAGCCTGTTTCAAAACTGGCAAATACCAAACCTGCTACAACTGGGCGCTCTGTATCGTGCGCCGTTTCAACTAACTTATCAAATGCTTCAACAGAAAGTTGCTCATCTGAGTCCATCATTAGCAACCAATCAGATTTGGTTTCTAAAAACTGTTTTACTAAACGATTGCGTTGCTTTGAAAGCAATCCTGAACCCTTGATGCGAACAAATGGGCCAAGTCGTGATGATCGTGATTGAGCAACCTGAATCAAGCTAAATGCAAACCCGCCATTAACTGTTCCTGGGTCGCAACTGCCAATTGAAACTTTATGTGCTGACTTCATAGATTCCCCCGAATCATTTAAGAAGTAAGAGGCGGGTTAGTCGGGGGAGAAAAACCCGCCTCTTACAATTTGTTAACTTTCGATTAGAAAGTTGGTGCTACCAAACCAGTGCCTGAAATAATTGAGGCTGCTAGTGGGTAACGCCCTGCAGTGAACGCGCCGTAACCATAAACAACTGTCTTTAGAGTCAATGACCCTGCAATTGTCTGATCAAATGAAAGCGCGAATGGTGAACCAGCCTGCTCCCATAGGTGCATTTCAGGTGCTGCAACAACATAGATTTCATCTTGGTTAGTTGCTGCGCCGTATGCAGTGCCAACATTTGCATCAGTAACTACTGAAAGGCCCATGATTGAGTAACCTGAGTTACCGTATCCTGGCAAACCTGCGCCTGCAGTCATTGAGTTCATTGGACCCTGAGCAGTTGGTACTGCGATTGGGCGGCCTGTTGTGTCTGATGAAGCAAGAATTGCTGCTAGACGGCGTGGGTGCATGATGATGTGAGTTGGTGCAATGAAAACATTGCTCTCAACTTGCTGGTACGCATCTGCCAACTTTGAGTAAAGAAGTGCAGTTGTTGGTGTTGTTGCAGTGTAAGTAATTGCATTTCCACCAGCGTTGCGGATACCTGTGAACTGACCATTTGAGCCTGTTCCATTTAGAACCTGAGCATCAACTGTTGTGTGCCATGAACGGATTAGGTCAGCAACAACGAATGTGTCAATGCCTGTTCCGCGCTCTACTGCCTGGCGTGATAGATCAGCTTGGCCCGCAATCGTGCGTACAGGAACTGAAAGTAGTGTGTCATCAGGGTCTGTCAAAGAAACTGCAGTGTTCTGAGTTTCCTGAATAGCCGTTGAAGTTCCTGTTGTCATGCGGCTGATTTCCAATGACATACCAGCAGCAGGCAATGTGTGCTTGCTTGTTGCGAAGTCTGCAGTTGGTCGGCCAGCGCGTGCAAATGGTGCAGCAAGGTCAACTAGGTACTGAGGAATGACAAGACCAGCAAAGGCAGATGTTCCAACTGCGCGGCGCTCAATTGCTTCTTCTTTTGTATGGCGTGCTAGGCGCTCTTGTGCTGCGTAATCGTTCTTGAATTGTGCGTTGAACGCATCCTTCACGAATGATGACTCACCCTCTGCTGAGTATGTGCGTGCTTCGCGTGTAACAGTTGTTCCACCAACAGGTGTAACTACTGCCTTAACTGCTGCGCGTGCCTCTGATGCCTTAGCATCTGCAGTTGCCTGCGCAGTTAGCTTTTCAATCTTTTCGTCTAGTGCGCGTGATTCTTCAACAAGGGCATCAACCTTTGTTGTCTCATCTTCAGTTAGGTCGGTGCGTGATTCTGCGGCAACTGCCTCAAGAATTGCATCCATTTCAGCCTTAACTGCATCGCGGCGCTCTACTACATTGTCAAAATATGACATTTAGTGATCTCCTATGAGTTGTGTGAATGTGGTTTTGAGGTGGTGGCGATTATTGCTCACGGCGCTAAAGGGTGTGAGGTCGCTCCGACTTCGCTCTGCTACGAATGCAGCAGAAATTTATTTTGTGTTGTTGATGATTGCTTGCGCTAAACGCAATGAAATTGAACGGCCTGCTACATCGGCTGGCATATCTGTTGGCTCTAACTCAACTTCAGGTTCTTCAACTTCAACAGTTGGTGTAAGTGTGTTAAGGCCAAGCAAAACTTCAAGCATTGTTTTGCCTTCTTCAAGGCTATCGTAAGAATCAGATACCTTTTCAAGAATTGAATTGATAACAAGAGTTGATTCACCATCTAGGGCGCGGCCTTCTTTAATTGCTTCCATTGCGTTTTTGATTGCCTCTCTTGCTTCAACTGAAGTTGTAGGGTATGCGGGATATGTGACAACCGATACATCGCCATCAGCAAGGCTAACTTCAGTCAGTGTGCGAACTGAACGGTCCTCATTCCACTTTTGGCGAATAACACGGAAAGCAAAACTCATTTGGTCAACATCTCCGCGCTCAACTAACTTGTAAAGGTCACGGCCTTCGCTGGTGTCTGCAATCTCTGCATCCATAAACAAACCACGATCATCTTCACTTAATGTAAGTGTGCCGTTCTTTGTTCGAGCTAGTGGCAAACCTTCGTGGTTAATAAGCAAACGCACATCAGGTGTTTCGCTAAGTGTCTTACGAAATGCGCCAGGGGCGATAGTTTCCTTGAATGGTAGTGGAACGCTGGCATCATTAAACACTGCGGCGTAACCACGCAAACGCATTGTTCCATCCTCTGCCTGGCGTGCTTCAACATCTTGAACCGTAAATGTACGGCGTTCAATTTCTTTCACTTTGCTCCCTGAGTTAACTTCCCCGTTAGTGTTATCAATTAAATCTTTCATTACTTAACCTCGTATGCTGCGCTTGGGTCGGCTGGGTCAATTGTTGAAATCTGTTGCAACTGACTTGAAGGCAAACCAGTGTGCTTCATATCAGGCAAGCCAACTGCCTGTGTAACTGCTGCTGGGTCAAAGCCAACTTGAATTAAACTTGCTGCAATTTCAGTGCGTAGCTTTAAGCCAACATCCTTTGCATCTGCTGCATCAATGTTTTGTAACGGCACACGGTATTGATCGCCTGCCTCAATTGGTGCCATGTCCTCATAAGCGTGAACATCATTGAGTGAAAGGAAACCTTCACGCAATCCCTTTGTGTAGGACTCATAACGCTCAAGTGTTGTGCCACGAAGTAGTGCATCTAAATTGAAACGAATGAATCCGTCCTTTTCAGGCAGCAATGATGACATTGCCTGTTCAATGCGTTCCAAGATTGGGCGCAATGAATACTGAACAAATGAAAGGTTTTGTGCTTCAACTGATGCAAATGACATTGCACCAGCAACAGGATGGCCAATCAATGCCAATGGAACGCGGAAAATTCTGCAAACTTCTTCAACACTAAAGCGCCTTGATTCCAAAAGTTGAGCATCTTGGGCGTTAATTGTTAGTGGCTCAAATGATGCACCGCCTGAAAGGTTCCAGTTGCGCCCAATGTCTTGTGCCTGTTCTTGTGTTAACTCACCAGGAACTGCGATCACGCCACCAGGGTTTGCTGCGTTTCCAAAGTAAGAAGCGGCATAAGTATCTGCTGCCATTGCTGCACCAATAGTTGTGCGGCAAGCGGCAATTGGTGAAAGGCCATAAAGTTCACCAGGCAAACGAAAATCAGGAATGTGCAAAATGTCGCGAGCGCCGATTTTCTGCTCATACAACCCTTGTTCATCCCTGATTTTGACGAAATAAAGTAAAGGCTCCCCTGGTGCTTGGCGTTCAATGCGAACATTACGCGGGTCAAGCACATAGGTTTCCATTACTTCATCGTTATCATCACGAACCAAAAGAATAAATGCGTTGCCGTTTAACTTGAATGAGGTAATGATTTGCTCATAAAATTCCATTTTTGTTGTTTCAGGATTAGGATTTTGCACCCAATTTGGAACTTCACCATAAACTGCAGCGTAAGAAAGGCGTTCACGGCCACGGCGAACATAAGCATTGACTGGCAAAGATGAAACCGTGTCAGACAAAAGACGGATGCAAGAATAAACAGTTGACATTCTGATTGCGGTTTCGTCATCAACAACAACGCCTGCCAAAGTTTCATAGGCAGGGCGGCCTGGAATCAGCGGTTCAATAAATTGATTGTTGCCTGAACGCTTCTCACTATTGTTGCGCAATCGGTTTGATAAACTCATTAGTTAGCCTTTTCTGTAATCCACACTAGAAAAACACCTGCAACAATTAAAGCTAATGGCACTGAAATCATTGCAAGGCCAGTTGTTACAAGCGTTACGCCCACAACTTCAACTGCAACTGATAGATCAATCTTCTTCATTATGCTCCCTATACCTGAATTGAAAAATACCTAGCAACTGGTGCTGGTGGCTCGGCTGGTTGTGTAGCGCGATCATAGCCAAAAATTGAAGCTACGGCGGCATCTACCTTGCGCCTGCTACTTGCTTTGGCAACCATAACACCACGGCTTGATTGTTTTGTTACGCAGTTGGCAATATGGCGAGCAAGTCTTTCATCTCCATCGTGGGTAAATGATTCATTCACCACGGCTTCATAAAACTTTTGTGTTGCTGGCACCATATTTTGCGCACTGTTTGGATAAGAGACAACTGGCAAACCTTCTTCATCCAAAACCATAAATGTTCGTTGCCAGCGTGCAGGGTCAAAAACAATCTCTTTAACATTGAAGCGTTCATCGCGGTATGTGTCCACAATTGTTTGTTCAACTTCAGCAACTGGAATATGCCAACCCTGTTCAGCATCATCAGGGCGTTCCCATAAGCCAACAACCATCAAATGTGGTTTCTCGCCGCCAAGTAGCCATGCCACAAGTGCAGTTGAGTCATTTGAAAACGCACCATCAAAGGCGAGAATTACATCTTCGCTAGGTTCAGGAAATCTATCTTTATCAACAAGTGCTTCCCAAGCACCTGTTGGCAGCCAAGCAACTGAAGTATTTACAAAACAGTTAAGTCGCTTAGTTCTAAATTCAGCTTCAGGTGTGCGAAGAACGGCAGATTGCATTTCTTCTTTGTCCACAATATCGGAAAAACCTGGGTTAGCCTCTTGCCACAATGATTCGTCACGGTGATCGGCTTCAGGTTGTGCTGGCTCCCACCACGAAAAGAAAAATGATGGGTCTTTCTTTTCACCCTTAACAA